CGTAGTCAGCCTTTAGGGAGCCACGTATCGTTCCTGTTAGATTTGAGGCATCCGTGTATCCGGTAATTTCTATTTCAACTGTTTGCCACTTTAAACGCAGGCCAACGTAGTCAGCACTAAATACAGGGGCAGAGGCGGTGACAGTCACACTACCAGTAGTAGCCGAGCAAGAAAGCGTTACCGAATCATCAGCAAATTTATAGTAAGGTTGATACGTTTGATCGCCATTAACAGACTCCTCAAACGTCAACCCGGTTATCGTAAAGCTAGAGCCACCAGTTCTTTTAATAATTTTAGGCGACCATGATTGATGTGCCACAATCATTGTATCGCCGACCTGAGTGTGCGTCAGTTCGAAAATATCCGAAGCCGACCAACTAGCATTAGTCGTTACAGTAGTAAGCAACGCACCAGCAGTGCTGTATACGTCCAGCCTATTCGCGCTAAAAGCTAAAACATAACGTTCGTTTTCGTCGAAATCGAAAGGGATCAAACGAGAACGTGCTGCCAATGTATCTAGGTGAAACGTCCCCGGCCTGCGTGTAACACCACCAGTGTTAAGCAGGGAAACGTTTCGCAATCTTGCCGCACCATTCTGATACGCGCCAGTATCAGATCTAAAGCGCATTAGTGGATTCAATTCCCCACTAGCAAAGTTAGTCTGTACCTGACGAAAGATTGCCATTAGCCGATAGTCCTACGCACACGAGTAAACAAAGACATATCAAGTCTACGAGTTGTCTGCTCTTGGCTGTCAATGTTCCTAGCCAGAGCAAGTTGCCGAAGAGCCTTCTTGTCTAGGTAATCAGCGGTCTGCACTTGATTAGCAACAGAGTAAGCAAAGAGGCTTGCCAAATACATTTCAACCAAAGACACAAAATATGGGGGCCACAAGTCTTCGTCAGCCCTAAATGTGTAATCAGCTATAACTTGATCAGCTTCGTCAGCATTGCAGTATGCTAGGTTTTGGTAGCGATCATAAGCTACAGAATGCCCGTTAACTTTTAAGTTATGTAGGCAAAGCATATCTGCCGGAAGTTGATAGGCAGAGTCCCAGCCATCAAGCGGGGATTCACTTCTGCGGGAAATTTGAGCCTGTCCAGATGCAAAACGCCAACGATGTCGTGTTAGCAAATCCCGGACTGTATCTTCGTAAAGATTCTTAGCGACATTTGATTCAGTGGTTCCATCTTCAAAAGATGTAATCGGTTGTGCGCCAATCATAACCAGTGCGGTAGAGCAAATTTCAATACCTGTCTTTGCCATCAATTGCTCCTAGCAAAAGGGCCGAGCGTGGAAGGAGACACGCCCGGCCCGGAGGAGGGGGAAGAGGAGTAAACCCCTCCTCCCTTACTTATGCTTCGTAAGACTGTACTTCGTACACGCCGTTAGCGTCGATAAGCACCGTACCCTGCGACATCATAGATGTTGCGAGGTGAGCGGCCTTTTCAGGCACGTAGTTCAGTTCAGTCGAAACTTCTGCACCCGAAGCAAGGCCAACAGCCGAGCGGTGGAATGCAAAGTTCTTACGAATGTTGGTGGTGATGTCGAGGCCTGAGAAGGTCATCCACATAAAGCCAAGCCAACGACGGGCTACCATACCACCCTTGTAAGGCAGATCATCTGAACCAACAAAGTCAGCATCCGAGAACGCTGAAATGCCGAGAAGATCAGTCCATGCACGAGGTGATACAACGAAGTAACGCTCGCCATCGTCAGGAACGTCGTTGTTGCCAAATTCAGCAAAAACTTCCTCGACCTTTGCGAGAGTCAGACCATCAGTACCAGCTTCGGTGATGGTGTTGGTTGTGCCATCAAGAGCAGAGACGATCAGTTCGTCTGACTTACGACCAATCGCAGCAGCAGCCGACTGAGTTACAACCATACGTTCGTCGTGGTTGATCTTCAGTTCGTCAAGCTTGTCGATGTAGTCAGCGGCATAGTAGTCGCCAAGCGTACATTCGACGTTGGTGTGGTCGATGGTCATCAGCGGAACGTTGCCGTGACGTGACTTTGTGCCAGCAGTACCCGTGCCAACCTTTTGGAACGTGGTGCTTGCACCCTTGATGTTTGATTTGGAACGCACAGTGTTACGCAGCTTGGAACCCATGCGCTGATAAGCCATGTGGACTTCCGATTCAAACTGCTTCACAAATGCGTCATTAATATCTTGTGCCATAGTGGCCTCCTGTATTTGACGTTGAGTTCAGTCGGTTATCCGTACCTAGCTTCTTGAAGTTATCCTTACGGGCTTCGTCCGCAATTAACGGGCCTTTGCGACAAATCTAATGAGTTGTCTCTAATTTCAATGGACTAATTAATTTCGTAAACAGTTTCCCTGTTTCTTCGTAGCCAAGTTTAAGAAAGAAACTTTCTCCATTTTCTACCCTAACCCCGGTTGTCAGGCCAAGGCGGATAGCCTTTGCCCCACGGCCTAGCGCCCACGCTTCTACCATTCGTAGCATTCTTAATGCCGCGCTTGTTCCACGTGAAACAGGAGAAACGTAAAGAGATATGTCTTCTACAAAATCATCGTAGCCAAAGAATGTTGGAATAATAGTTACCGCAAAGAACCCAACAAGCTTTTCATCATGCTCTGCAACTACGCAAAGCCAATCTGGATTAGTTAAAAAAACTTCCGTTAAAGCTAAAACTTTTTGTTCGGAATAAGGAAAGTCCTTATAGTGCGGAGCCTCTTGGTGCATCGCCTCGGTTAGTTTCATAACCGAAGCAATGTCACCTCTTTCTAGTTTCCTAACAATCATTGACCGAATGACTTAGAAAAGAAGTCCTCGACCTTCTTTACAAAAGCAGGATCACGATCAGCCGGGTGCCAGTATCTACGATCCTGCATCATCTTCTCTACTTCTTCACGGGTAACTTCTGGTGGCTTTTCAAAAGCAGCCTCATCAACATTACCCGTTGCTTTGAGCATATCAATGATCTTCTCAACCGCTGCAACGCCAGAGGCGCTAGTGCAAGCATCGGCAAGTGCTTCTCGCTGTGCTTCGTCAAAGGTGTTGTTCATCCAAAGACTGACAGCTTCGATACGTGCCTCAGCGTTCTCACCAAGTTGAGCCATTTCTTGTTTGTAGGATTCCTCAATCCTCGACAGTTCTACTTGTGCGTAGTTGTTAATGGCATTCTCAAACTGTTCCTGATTGTATCCCTGCTCGTGAGCAAAGCCGCGCCACCATTCGACAATAGGACTAGCGGCTAGTTGCTCGGAGTTTAGGTTCTCAGATTCGGGCAACTTGTAATCTGTTGCCGCCTCTGGTCGTTGAGCGATCCGTTGCGCTTCAAACTCTTGAGCGACAGCCTCCTTCATATTGCCACGCATCTTCTCCAGTTCGGAATAAGACTTGGCTAGGTTCTCATAGGAGGGCGCGTCATCTACCCAAAACTTCTCAGGCAACCACTCTGGCCGTTCAGAGGTGACACTTTCTGTCACCGCTTCTTCAGTAACCGCAGCTTCTTGATTTACTTCTTCAGTCATTATTCTGCCCCTTACTTATCCTAGTTTCAATAATCCCAACTAAGTAGCGCATACCTTCTCTATGACGCAACTCAGTATCCGAAATGTTCGGGCCTGCAACATACTCAATTGTAATAGACCTAAGATACTCAATCACCTTACGGCCAGCCCTACCCTTAAATGTAGCGGCCATAATTTGATTTAGTTCTTTTTCCTCTTCTGGCTTTCGGGCTACTCCGTCAGCCCCCAAGACTTGTTGGGTCGATGCCATTCTGCCCCATCTGTGCTATGTTCTGTGCCAACTCCGCTCTTTCCGCCTCATTACGAATAAGGCTGTCCGGCACACCAAATTTGTCTGCTAGGTATTGTGTAGTTTCATCGCCCTTAACATACAAGTTAACCATTTGTGGGCCGAAACGAGTCTGCACCAATTCCAAGAATCGGTTAACGGCGTTCACATCTTCAAATGCTTGTGCTTGCGCCAATGGACTTGTCGAGCGAACCTGTACTTCCCGACCATTTACAGTAGGGATTTCAATGCGGCCCTGCTTCTTTAGAATATAAAGAACACGGCGAAGGATTGGGTTAACAAACTCAGCCTGCAATCGGCCAAAAGCAGAGCCTATCTGACGCGACAGGTCAGCCATACGCTGCGCCACTTCAGTAGCAGACATCGGCGTTGTATCGGGACTGCCAAGCATTTCGTTGTACAGAGCCTTGCGGATATTCAAACGCATATCCGACAGTACCAACTGTGCCACATCAAAACTTCCAGCAGCATTGACTGGCCTAATCCCAGAACTTCCCGGAGCCACAGGAATAATCGTACCCGGTATCAAACGAATGTTTGACGGGTTGATAATGCCATCATCCTCCGCTGTATAAATGCCAGAGATAGCCATCTGAGCATTCTCTAGAATCATTTGAACAGTAAGGTTTGTGGTCTTTACGGCAGGCATTGCGTTAAGCAATGGGCCGCGCCCCCATACTTCACCAGCAGCTTTAGACCAACGGAACGCAATGTATGGGCTAGAACCCGCACCTTGGTAAGTCTCTTCGACAATCAAGGATTGGCTTTCAGGAATAACAACACAGAATTTATTAACTTCAGTGTTCTTTGCAGACCAATCACGATAGACAGCTTCAACCACAGTAATGTGGCGATCTGATCCAGACTCTAGTTCACGAATCAAATCCACTGGCAACTTGGCATTCGGGTATGCTACCTTGAGCATTGACGCACGTATCGTGCGTTCCCGATAAATTGAATCAAGCTTGTCGTTCGGGCCAGAGTCCAGATAAAGCTGAGGCAACGGAACAGCAGTAAACACCACCGGATTCAAGGCATCGCCTTCATCAACACGGATGCAAGCAGTACCCAAAGCCATATCAAGCAGTGCTTCGTTTGCCTCTTGGGCAAAGTTACTGTTCTGTATAATCTCGAAAAGATATTCAGTTACGTCT